GAGAGCCACCACGTGATCCTATAACAGAACAACAAGCAGCAATGACAGGTCAACCTATTAAGGCGTATCCGTTTCAAAATCATGATGCTTATATAACATCGCATTCATCTTTTGTACAAAACCCTATGGTAGCACAAAACAAAAATGCATTAACAGCAATTTCTGCCAACATACAAGAACATCAAGCTATGTTATATAAACAGCAAATAGAACAAGCTATGGGTCAACAACTTCCAGAACTAGGTGAAGGTCAAATGCCACCAGAAGTTATGAACCAAATAGCAGGAATGGCAGCTCAAGCTACACAAGTAGTTACAGGTCAAGCTCAGGCTATGGCAGAAGCTATGGCGGAAGCTAAAATAGATCCTATAGTACAGCTAAAAGAACAAGAGATAGCACAAAAAGCTCAAAGCGATATGGTAAAAGCTCAAATAGATATGACTAAGATTCAATCAAACGAAGCTATAGCAGAAATGAGAATAGCTCAAGAAAGAGAAGAATCTATGGTGAAAGAAAAAAGTGATATGAGAAAAGATTATCGTGATATACTAAATGATGTTAGAAAATCAGATACAGACTCAAGAGGTCAATGATGTTAAATAAAGCACAATTTGAAGAGATGATGGGTGGTAACGCAAACCGTAGAAGATTTCAAAACGGTGGTGAAGTGCCTGAGGGCTATCATAAAATGCCAGATGGGTCTATAATGAAAGATTCTGACATGGTAAAGAAAACTAATGGTGGGTCAATGACTAACGCCAAAAAACATTTAAGGAGACCATAATGCCAGGTACGAACAGAGGAATGAAAAAGAAAAAAATGAATCGTGGAGGCGACCCCATGAAAATGAATCGTGGTGGCGGAGCTAAAAAGAAACGAGGTATGGCTAGAGGTTGCGGAGCAGCAACTAAAGGCAAGGGGTATAATAAATAATGGCTAAGAAACGTCCAGGACTATACGCAAATATACAAGCTAAACGTAGAAGAATAAAAGCAGGCTCAGGTGAAAGGATGAGAAAACCTGGAAGCAAAGGTGCACCTTCAGCACAAAATTTTAAAGATGCCGCAAAAACTGCTAAAAAATCACACGGTGGCGAATTACATGGTGGTCAAAAAGAACTTGATAAAAACAAGAATGGTAGAATTGACGGTGACGATTTTAAAATGATGCATAAAGGTGGCGACGTAATAGCAGGAAATGCTAATCGTAGAAGATCACAAAACCATGGCTAAACCAAGAAGAGGTAAAGCAAAAGTTAAAGTAACTAAATCTGGTAAAAGAGTTAGTTACGGACAAGCAGGAAAAGCCAAAGGTGGTGGTCCTAGAGTTAAACCAGGAACATCTAAAGGCGACTCTTATTGTGCAAGAAGTTTAGGTATAAAGAAAAGGTTATCGAAGAAAAAACGAAACGATCCGAACACACCTAACAATCTATCGAGAAAAAGATGGAAGTGTTCTGGAGCTAAATCGAGAAGAAAATAATTTAGATGTTAGAAAAGTTAAGAAAGTTAATTGCAGAAAGACAACAACAATTAACAGAAACACTCGCTGCTGGCGGAGTGCAAGATTTTGAAAGTTATCAAAAAATCGTAGGCGAAATATCAGGTCTGTCGTTTACGGAAACTTTAATAAGTGACCTGCTAAAAGGAAAAGATGAAGAATGAAAGAAGTAAAAAGTTTTGGTAAAGGTGGCGAGCCAATACCAAACACAGTCGAAAGGTTTATAGAAACCGAATCAGAAAAAGAAGAAGCGTTTACTCCAGAAAAAATGGAGGAAGATAGTTCTCTTCAAGAAAAATTACCAACCCCCACAGGTTATCGAATTATGATATTACCGTTTAGTCGTAAACAAAAAACGAAAGGCGGAATATATTTAGCAGACTCTACATTAGAAAAAGAACGTATTGGTACTAATGTTGGGTATGTAGTTTCACTTGGTCCAGATGCTTATAGAGATAAAAACAAGTTCCCTGAGGGAGCTTGGTGTAAGCCTAAAGATTGGGTGATATTTGGCAGGTATGCAGGTGCACGAATCAAAATTGAAGGTGGCGATCTGCGTTTATTAAACGATGATGATATTTTAGCTGTAGTTAACAACCCAGAAGACGTTACCTCAGCTTAATAGAATCACGCAACAAAGGAGTAAAACATGGCAGAAGCTATGCAAAACGAAACAGAAGAACTGACAGAAGTAGAACTTCCTGAAAGTGAATCTGAAACAGAGGAAGAATCTGTTGTTGAAGAAAAACCTGAGGTAGAAGAGAAATCTGAAGCTAAAGGTGAAAGCGATGAAGAAACTGAAAGTGAAATTGAAGACTATAGCGAGTCTGTAAAAAAACGTATAGGTAAACTCACTTTTAAGATCCGTGAAGCTGAACGTAGAGAGCAAGCAGCAATTGAATATGCTAAAAGCGTTCAGGAAGATTTAAATAAAACAAAAAATAAACTTTCAAAAACTGATCAAAACCTATATGATGAATATAAGAACCGAGTAAGTTCAGAACTTCAAGGTGCTCAAGACAGGTATAGAAAAGCATATGAGAGTGGAGATACAGACTCCCTCATACAAGCTCAACAAGATTTAGCCAAGTTGGCGGTCGAAGAAGAAAGTCTAAAACGAGTAGCACCAAAAACCGAAGTTGAATCTGTAAGTGAAGAGCAGGTTGTACAAAAGGTTGAACAAATTCAACCTCAAACACAACAAGCCCCTCAAATACAGGAAGACCCAAAAGCGAAAGCGTGGGCTTCAAATAATGAATGGTTTGGTTCGGATGTAGCAATGACAACAAGTGCCTTTGCTTTTCATAGGCAACTAGTTGAACAAGAAGGTTACGATCCAACTTCTGATGATTATTATTCAGAAGTGGATAAAAGAATGGCTGATGCGTTTCCTCATAAATTAGGAAAAGTATCAACAAATACTGTGAACGAAGTAGTCGCAGGTTCTAGTAGAGGTTCTACTACAACTAGGTCACGTTCACGTAGAAAAGTACAACTCACACCGAGTCAAGTAGCAATAGCAAAAAGATTAGGTGTGCCACTAGAAGAATATGCTAAGCATATCAAATAGGAGTAAAAAATGGTAGAAGAAAAAAACACAACTACTAACACAGATCGAACCTCCAGATCTGCAGAAGGTCGAGAATCTCAAGCTCGAAGAAAACCATGGAGTCCACCGTCTTTATTAGACGCACCCACTCCACCAGAGGGCTATATCTATCGATGGCTTCGTGAGTCGATGGTAGGGCAAGATGATAAAGCGAATATGTCAAAACGTATTCGAGAAGGTTGGGAACCTGTGAGAGCAGAAGAACACCCTGATTTTGAATCTCCTACAATTGATGAAGGAAGACACGCTGGAGTTATAGGAGTTGGTGGCTTAGTACTCGCAAAGATGCCTAAGGAAACAGTTATGGAAAGACGCAACTATTATTCTCGTCTAGCCAATGAACAAATGGAAGCTGTTGATAACAATCTTATGCGAGAGAGTAACCCTGTTATGCCTATTAGTAGCCCTAATAGAACAACCAAGGTTACGTTTGGAACAGGTGGAGAATAAAATTATTCTCTGTAACACATATTTTATATAAAGGTGAAATAAATGGCGAATGTAAATGACCCAAATGGTTTTACTCCAGCGTATCATATGTCAGGTGGAACTATTAGACCTTCTGAATTTGCAATAGCATCAGGAACCACAGGAGCAATCTTCTCTGGTGATGTTGTTAATCTTGCTAGTGGTCTAGTAATTCAGGGTACTGCAACAGGTACTCCTCTTGGCGTATTCTACGGAGTAGAATATCGAGCCACTGATGGCTCAGTTGTCTTCTCAAAAAATTGGGAGGGAAGCACAGCTACACTAGGTTCTGCGAATGCGAAAGCGTTTGTTTATGCCGATCCAGATATTGTATATGAGGCACAAGGAAGTGCTACTCCTACACAAGCATCTATCGGTACAACAAACACTATCACAACTACCGCAGGTGATACTTCAACAGGCAGATCTAAAGAAGCAGTAACAGCTACTACAAGTAGCGGAATTGCTTTGATTCACGGTTTCGTGGATAGACCTGACAACTCTATCGGACAGTATGCAAGAATGTATGTTTCATTCCCAGCTTCTGTTTTCGGTAATTCATAAAAGGTGATATAAATGGCAATAAATAGAGCACAACTAGTTAAGGAACTCGAGCCAGGACTGAACGCACTTTTTGGTCTTGAATACGATCGTTACGAAAACGAGCATGCAGAAATCTTCGATTCAGAAAACTCAGATAGAGCTTTTGAAGAGGAAGTGATGTTATCAGGTTTCGCACAAGCTCCAGTAAAAGGAGAAGGTGCAGCAGTTACCTACGATACAGCACAAGAGACTTATACATCTCGTTACTCACATGAAACAGTAGCATTAGCATTTGCTCTTACTGAAGAAGCTATAGAGGATAACCTCTATGACTCACTTTCAGCAAGATACACAAAAGCTCTTGCACGTTCCATGGCAAGCACAAAGCAAGTCAAAGCAGCAAACGTGTTAAACAATGGATTTAATTCCAACTTTCCAGGAGGAGACGGTAAAGAGTTATTCGCTACCGATCACCCTACCTTGACAGGTGGAGACGGATCTAACGAACCTAGCACAGCAGCAGACTTGAATGAAACTTCATTAGAAAACGCAATGATTGATATTGCTGCGTTAACTGATGAAAGAGGTATTAAAATTAATGTACAAGCAAGAAAATTGATTGTACCACCTCAACTTCAATTTGTGGCTGATAGAGTTTTAAAAACTCCAGGAAGAGTTGGCACATCTGATAATGACATCAACGCTATGAGAAGCATGGGAATGCTTCCTGATGGCTATGTTGTAAATCATTATCTTACAGATACAGATGCCTTCTTCATTAAAACCGATGCCCCTAACGGGATGAAGCATTTCGTGAGATCTCCTATGGCAACAGGCATGGAAGG